CGGCCAGCGGCTATAGCGCTAGGGTTTTCAGATTTTTGCTACAAAATGTAACCCCATGCTCACCCCCGCCATTAGAAGGCCGTACAGGCGTTTCCACGGGGTGCCGGGTACTACCCTAGCTCAACCCCGTAAACCCTCTGTACGGCCATCCTAACGCGAATGAGAGCCTATCGTTAACCTAGGCCCCCCATTAGTGCAACTTTACCACCACAGGCGCACCCCGTTCCCGCATGTTCACCACCCCGTCACCGGGGTTGAACCAATGCTGGGCCACCCGGACGACCACGTCGGGGTCAAAGGGCTTACACGAGAAGACATCGAGGTAGACCTCGCCGGTCGCGTCAACGAAGTGAGCACAGATGTTCGAGGTCTCGATGAGCTGGGTCAACGTATAGCCAGCCTTGCTTGGATCGTGTGCAGCAAAGTGAACCACCTCTGGCTCCCCGTAGGCCTTCATGTCGATGGCTTTTACCAGAGCCTTAGAGAAGTCAGCGATGTGTTTACCGTCTGTGATCTTGGTTTTATCGCAGTCAGCCAGATCGAGGGACATATGCCAGCCCCAAACGTATTTACCTTCCATGAATAGCGTTCCACTTGGTAGGCGACGGCCTGCGGCCTATCGCGTGTTCCATGAAGCGCTCAAGCTCTTTATTCAGGTTCTCAGCTCGTTCCCGAGCGATCCCTCGATCTTGATCTTGAGCCATGTTTTCAACCCAGTACCCCACAGCGATGGCGAGGGCGTCCAGACGGTCGTCGTGGGTTAGCGCCCCTCGGTCGTAGGTGACACGGGTCAGTTGATAGATGAGCGACTTGGTAAACCGATTATCCGCTTCGTAGGACTGGGTTGTTCTGAAGTCATCCTCGATGACCCTCTTGGCGACAATCAGTTTGTGCCGGGATACAACCGGCTCCAAAGTGTCGATGATCCTGCGCTCCTTCTGTGTGGAGTGTTTAACCTCCTCGATAGCGCAGGCGTGAACTCGGTTGAGCACCGGTTCGAATAAAGCTTGGTACATGCCGTCGCCGAAGTTGGCTTCGATGACGATATGATTGACCTTCTCTTCCTTGGCGATGACGGCGAGCTGCTGCAAGGTGGGGGTGTCGTACCCACCGGGCAGGCCACCGGCTCGCGTTACGAAGAGCTGGCCGTTGAGCATCTTGACCACGGCGTACCCGGTCTCGTCCTTGCCACGGCCCGAAGGATCGATGGACATGACTGTGCCGGTGTACTCTTTGAAATCCTCGCTCACCGAGGCAGCCGCGTAGAACCGATCTCCCGCCATTGCGAGATTAGGTAACTCCCGTAGCTCCCGTTTGTAATCCGGGAGCCAATTGACCTTAAGCGGGGCCTTCTCTGGGTCCAGCTCCATGATCACAAGGTCTTTCACCTTGAGCGGATAGCGGTCCTCGTCGCTGAGCTGTGTGTTCAGCATGAACTGGAGGGCAAACCCGGCTCGACCGTATTCAGCCTTGCGTTGGGTCAGGTCCAGATCGGAGAACCTCTGTGGATCGGTGGTCGTCCCGTCTGGCGATTTTAGGCTGCGGACATACGGGGCCAGCAGATCGCCATACCGGTCTGACTCGTCTTTATTAGGGATGAGCGCAGGCCAAACACGGGTGACAAAGGTTTCCGGGAGCTTCAGGTAGATGGAGTCTTCGGTCTGTGGTGTACCGAGGTAGATGATGCGGGCATCCTCCAGCGGCTTGAGAACGGCGGTAAACTCACGGATACGCTCGACCAACTTGGTTCGCATATCGGCGGTGGCGGCGTTGTTAAGCACCTCCACGTCGTCGGCGATAATGATGTCGGCACGAGTACCCGTGATCTGACCCGTGATACCCACGCTCTTCACGGATGGGGACTGGTCAGCACGGGCTGGACCTACGTCGAACTCAATGCGGGAGTTGCGTTGCTCCTCTTTAGGCTTGAGGTGAGCCAAGATTGGCATCTCTTGGATCAGCCGCATGGTGAAGGTAGTGAAGGCGTCGGCCCTGTTCTTGGAGGCCGACACTACCAGAATCTTCTTCTGTGGGTCCTTGTATAGCTCCCAGAGCGCGTAGGCCGACGTGATGAACGACTTGCCTACGCCTCTGAAAGCCTGAATGCATATTTTGGGAGGACCCTTTTGGAGAAAGTTCGCTATATCGTATTGAAGCGGGGTTGGATCGGGTAGACCAATGTGTTTCCAAACGAGATAAACGAATTTGCGAAAATCGGTTTTAAGTGGATCATCCACTTGGTGAACTTAGCTCCTCTAATTATCGCCGGTAGCCAAACGCTTCTGACAAGGACATCGGGCGTAAATTGAGTGGGATGCCTCGTATCTTGGCATCATAGATGTTGAACAGATCGCGGCTCGTCACGTTATCGACAGAGCCAAAGTAGGACTTCAGGTTATCTGGGATGTTCCCCCAGATCGCCGTCTTGGACCAGCCGACGCCTTTAGCCTGACCCTCGGCGGTGCTGTACATATTCTGCCACGCCGGTTTATCGAGGTTCGTCAGGTGAGCCGTAGCGCCACCGACGCCCTGCTGATGGCCTAGGTAGGTTTCACTTGGTGTAGGCAGTCTACCCAAGGCCCGCTCAAGCTGGATGTTAGTGTTCACCAGCGACTTCACGCCAGCGTTGGCGTTGTCTTGAGCGTTGAAGATGTTTCCACCACCCAACTTATTGAAGTTGGAGTCGCTTAACTGGAACAGCCCTTTGTACGTCCCTGTCGGGTTAGCATTAGGGTTGCCGCTGCTCTCAATGTGCGCCGTCCGCATCGCCATCTCTGGCGTGATGCGACCCTGTCCATAATTAGCAACCGCGTTGTTAATAGCGTTGGACACGGTTCCACTCGGGGAAGGCTGGGTGGACAGGAGTGACGCTGGGGAAGCTTGTGCGCTCAGCCCTTGTGGGGCGTATGCGGAAACTCCGGTAGGGGAAGGCGTGGATGAGAGCTGCTGTGGGATGGCAGAGCTGCGGACATCAAGCATCCGCAACGGCTTGCCTTCCATAAGAGATTGTGAAGACTCCCCCTCGACTTTCGCACCAGTGTCTTGCCATTTGAACGCATCTTTATCGAACAGTAAGTCAGACGACGACAACGAGCTATAAGGGCGCTCCCCTACGACTTCGGGAGTAACTCCCTCGGTAGGGGCACCAATTTGAGAAAACCGGTCTACAAACGAGTCAATAGGAGGCGAAGAGAGTGCCGTACTCTCAGCACCAATCGACTGCATTGGTGAATTGTTGAAAAAGAGATTGTTATTGACACCAAGCGGATTGATCGGCCCGCCGCCGTTAAAGCTAGGATTGGTAGGCTGTGTCGGCGGATTAAAGTAACGACTGGAGTCGTTGCTCCACCCACTAACCGCATTAGCGACATTCGGCGCTATTACGCCTGCCGTCTGAGCGCTCTGAATACCCTCGGCGTAAGTCGGGTGGTACATCATTTGGAACGGGTTAGACTCAGGCGCACCGGCAATATCCGGTGTCCAGAATCCACCCTGCGAGTAGCTAAGCGGGGTGCCAAAGCCACCTCCGGTGACAGGAGGGGGCGGGGCAGGGGCTGCTTCAGCTCCGCCAATACCCAGCCCTCCCATCATCCCTTCAAGACCTCCTGCAAAACACATTAGTGAACTCGCTCCTCATCCTCATCGTTGAACTGGGGGAGAGACGCAGCCAAGGCCGCGAGAGGACTGTCTTCTTGGTTGACCGCCTCTATCCCGTTGTTCTGGAGGAACTTGATTGCAGCATTCAGCTCAGCCGGTGTGGCCTCGCCTGACTGGATTCGACGGAGTAGGTCCTGAGCCAACACATTGTGAAGGCTGCTAAGGACCTCGTCCGAAGCTCGTTGATTGTTCTTTTTCATATTAGCGTGGTCCTATGGACAGCCACGGGAAGACCTTGGCTGCAATCGCTCCAACCGAGCCAGCAATGCCAGCCACGAGGAGGAGGGTTTTCCAGCCGCCTGTGGCCTGCTGGAGCGTGTCTCTGATTGAGCGGAGGTCTGTCTTCATTTCATCGAGGTCGCTCTTCAAGGCATCCTGTTTGTTTTCTAGGACAGCCAATCTGACCTCTGTGTTCACTTGCCCTTCCACGTTGCCAGCCCTTTCTCGACAGTGCGGGCTAGCATGTAGCCGCCAATACCAATGCTCACGAGGTTCCACAGAGAGTCTGGGACACCAGCCAAAGCTTTGAGCGTTTCGGTTTGAAGGTTAAAGATAGGAGACGCCACGACCCACGAGATCATCGCGAGTGACCATAGTACGACCAACGGTCGAGCAATGCGGGTCAGGGTGCTCTCGGACTGAGCGTCAGCCGCCATCGTGTCTTTCATGGCGGTGACGAGTGCAGCCTGATTAGCAGCGAGTGCTTTCTCCAATTCCTCTTTGGCCTGAAGCCTAGCGTTTACGTCAGGGATCAGCTTATCGAGAATAGGGGCTAGGAGAGTGAAGATAGAGAAAAGCATTGTTGTACGCTCCTAAGCTTTAGAAAAAAGACGGCGCAACAGCCGGACTAAGAACGACTGGCCCTGCGCCGGTTGTGGAGTGGGTTCAATATCAGGCGGGGGAGGGGTGGGTTCTTTCTCTTTCGGAACCGATTTCACACCGGCTAGCGCCAGTGCTTTTTCTACTTTCCCCTCAAACAAAAGCTTTTCCGCCTGCCTGCGGCGGGTAAGCCCACGGAGGACTTGCCCACCAGCGTGGTTGTAAAGAAGCAAGGTCTGCATCGCGCCTGCCTTGTCTCCATTGTTCAACTTGCGTGTCACTGAGGATTGGGAGAGGGCACCAGTGTTGAAATCGAATGAGACCAAGGCGTCGAACTCACTCTGATTGAGAGTGGCCCGGATCACCTTGGTTACATTCTGTTCAACCCTGCCGAGGTCGTCGGCAAGCAACTGGTCGGCCTGCTCTGCCGTGATGGTCATACCGGGTTTAACAGCGGGACCACCGGCTGCCGTGGTGTGGCCATAACCGATGGTCCACACACCGACGCTATCCTGATACGCACGCAGGAACAGGCCTTCAAACGCCTCAATCAAGGCGCGGCCCGCAGCAGATGTTTTCACTTAAAAGACTTTAGCCACCGCAATGAGCGACACGGCCCAAACGATCACAGCAGTCTTAGGATGAGCTTCAACGAGGTTGACCGGGACCATCGCGTAGTCACGAATGGTGGACACGGTGTTGCAAAGGGTTTCGTACATTACGCAACCCTCGGCTCAACCTGACGAGGATCAACCGGCCAATCGTGTTGTGACCAAGCGATGACATCTTCAACCTTGGTCAGCGCCTTAACCTCCGTGACCAGCGTATTACCGTGATCACGGACAGCCTTGCGGTAAGCAAGAATATCAGCAGGCACTGGCTTATACCCTTCGGCAGCACGAGAGACCATCCAGTCCGACTGCGCCATGACCGAAGCAACGTAAGCGTTGACGGCGTTGACGTGGACAGCGATGCAATCTTCGAGTGAACGAGGGTGACCAGCGCTGAAATAAAAACGGCCATCGACCGGAGGCTCGTCAGGAACCTCCGTAATGCCGATAGCAACTTTCTCTTCCAGTGAAGAGAGGTTGAGCCAGTTCGAAGGATATTGAACCCCGTCGAACGTAAAGGCTACGCCCACTGCAAGCGGGCGGTTATCGAGGATAAACATGGTGAGAAAAGTTCCTTTATAAAATTAACGAGCGCGAGAGTACTTAAACGGATTTTCGGCGAAGGCGGCGTAGATGTAGGTGCCGCCGGATGTATTATCGTTTCCTGCACTATCTCGTAATTTGAATCCGTTTGATAAAATATCTTGATTATTAGAGCCGCCACTATTTTCTACGGCTGAAAGATCAGCAAATAATTGAGAAAATGCAGACGAATTATAAGTGTCTCTTGAAGTATCATGAATGATCCAATCAACACCAGCAGCATCTGTTCTTTTTATCATAAGCCATCGCGGCCTAAATCCGCAGAACACAAACGGCCCATCCGCCGACCCGTTGCCCGTGTATGAGCCAAAGGCCGAGAAGCCGGGGATGGCGGCGAAGCAGTAGAAAATTGCCGGGTTTCCTACAGTCCAACTGCTTCCCACGTTTATAACTGATGATGTTGGCAATCCGGTCCAAATTGTACTTTGAACCGATTGGGCATCAGTTAAATTTAACTTTAGACCATAAGTTCCACCACTTAGTGATGTGTGCCAAGTATGCCAATTGAATGTTTCTGCGGTCATCCGTCCGATTATCATTGATGGGACGACGCCAAGGCCATGACCGACGGTGCCAGAGTTCATTGAAGCTGCTCGCACCACACTAAACCCAGCCGTCGTGTTCGCGCTCACCGTGCTGGTGATCGTGCCGCTGGTGTTCGAGGAGCCTGAACTGTTACCGCCCTTCCAGCACCAGTCTACATAGGTTCGACCAGAGCCGTTTATTGTTGCGCTCGAATTGTACGAATACCCATTTGAAGTAAACGCAAAGCCGTATGCGTTGGTTGTGTCTTCCGCCAGAGTCAGGTTGGGGAAGAGGACGTTTGCAGCGCCTCTTACTCCATCGAGCAGTGCGTGATCGGTGGCGTTAGAGCGGCTCTTTATCCACACTACGTCTGGCTTAAATGCCAGAGACGACACACTCGCGCTTGCTCCAGTTCCGGTTCGGACGACTACATCAAAGTGCGAGTTAGGCAAGGCAATCGCGGGCGTCGTCAGGTTCTGCGTGCAGAGTGCTTTGAAGCCGGAGGGGGCGGTGTAGGCGAACGGGCGTTGGCCAGCGTTAAGTGTTAATCCGCCACTTACCCAAACGTCAACTGTTGGGTAGAAAATTGCACTTGACGGCAAAGTAATTGCCGACCCCTGCGCTACTCCATTTTTATAAAACTGAATAGTTGGTGATGCCCCTGAATAATTAAATGCAACTCCAATTATGTCATTTGTAGTATACGAAGATTGCGCTCCTTGACTAACACCGGCTTTGTAAATAATTCCATTACTATTATTATAAAAGCATGATCCGGCTGAAGTCCACAACACGTTCCAATTGTCCGTGAGTGCTGAAGGCGCAAGATTATTATAATCTGTAACACCAAGTGCAGTGTAATTACCGGAACCAGTGTATGTTAATTCCCAGTACCATTTATCGCCCAATAGCATTGAAAATGGCACTACAGAATAATAATTAGCGCTCCCACCAGTGGCAGTTGCTTTCAGATTACCGTCAGAAAGCGTTACAGCCGAATTCGTACATAATGGGCCGTAAGTCGCATAATTCCCCCGGACCTCCCCACCAGCACCCGTATCGCTGCCGGAATTCGTCGGGCTATCGACAAGGCTGTCGTTGGTCGTGCCTGCGGTGACACTGAAATTGTTGGGAGTAAAGTTGAAGCTATTTCCAGAACTGTCTTTACCAAGCGTAGTTGAGGTGGTGCCGCTATTGTCGTTCAATTTCAGCCAAAACCCATTGGTTCCAAAGGTAAGAGAGGACAAGTCGATTGGAATCCATTGCCCAGTCGTCGCGTCTGTTCCCGCGAAAGACGCGGGCGTCAACTGTTGTCCATTTACATAAGCAAGATGCGCCATCAAAAAGTTAGCACTTGATCCGATTTGAAAGCCGGAAACAGTAGAGGCCCAATCTAGGTTAGAACCTGCGGCGGGTTCATTGCCAGAAAGAGCCTGCGAAATACCGTTGACGTAAATTTTGACGCGGCTTCCAGAAGCGGCGTTTGTATCGACTGCGAGGACGATGTGCATCCAAGCGGAGGGATCGCGGAAGACAGCAGACGTATAGCGATAGGTATTAGAAGCAATTGTATTATAAATAAATGCCAGACTTTCTTGCGGGGCGCTGGATATGCCGCTAGTCGTATCGTTAAAACACAGCATGTTGTTCTTCACGTCGCCAGCGTCAAGAATGCGTTGCAACCCTCCTAATCCGCATCGTTTTATCCAAACAGAAATGGTTCCCTTGGTAAGATTGCCGTTAGACGCAGGGGCAGATTTGGTGAGCGTTGTGCTGGCCGACGAGCGAAACCGCAGGCTGCGAGAGATTTGGTATCCACCAATATTATTAGCTGGAATAATAGGCATACCGCTCACCCCACATTCAGCGAGCGGCCAATCTCATAAAGGTTTGTCCCGTCGCTTCTAAAATTGATGAAATCCTTTGCGCTAGCGGTCGTCGTAAGCGTGGGAGCCGCTGCTCCGGTAAACTTGAACACGCTGTTCCACGACAGCGTCCGCGATCCGGTAGCATCCTGAATGATGTAAAGCGAGTAGAACGCCCCATCCTTCAGGTTGGTCGGCGCAGCCATCGTGCGGTTACCACCAAGAGTAACCTTGGCTACCGGGGCTGCTGCGGTGTCCCAACTGATCGTAGCGCCGTCAGTCAACGTGACCGTAGCGTTGTAAGCGGCCCCAGCGAATAGGGCCACTTGGCTGGTGTCGAGAGTCAGCGCAGTCGTGGCAGAGCTGCCAGTCTTGAGAACGAGGCTCCCCGTAGTGTCAGCGGTGTGTACAAGAGCTGCGCCAGTAGTTGTTCCAGCGGAAATGCTGCTCATTATTCCTCCAAATTAAATTAAAGAACTACCCACCGCTGTCCGCTCGAAATAGTGACAGACACGCCGCTGGCCTGAGTCATAGGGCCAACGCTAAATCCGTTTTGACCGGAGCTGATCGTGTAATTGGCGGAGACAGTAGAATTGTTTACGTAAATGCCGTTATCGGCGTTGAATAGAAGGGCCTTAAGTTCGCCGGTAGACGGCTTGTACAGAAGGTTCGCATTCGATGCGTAGATGGTGCTGAGAGTTCCACTCGTTGCACCCAAGAACGCCGGGTAGACATAGCTGGATGTAGACGTGTCGTTAGAAATCGTATTGGTCGGGGAAACGCCCTGCGTCATCAAGTTCCAATACGTGTTCGACGTAGTTGGAAGCGTCGGCGGGGCATTACCAGTCGTACCGGAAATACAAATCCACGAAGAGTTCTGGTTATAGACAACGTCATCAGCAACGTAAGTCGTGCCGCTAGCGTAGTTACCCTTCCAGTTCGCACCCTTTGCACCCTGAACGCCCTGAATGCCTTGGATACCCTGCGGACCAGTAGCACCGGTCGGGCCGGTTGCGCCGGTTGAACCAGTTGCACCCGTTGCACCCGTGGCACCAGTCGGGATCGTCAGGTTCAGCGTCTGAGTGGGCGCAGTGCCTGTAATCGTAGCCGAAGCCGACGAACCAGCAGCGCCGGTCGTCACGGTTCCGATAGAGAGAGTATTGGCTGGACCGGTTGCACCAGTCGCACCAGTCGCACC